GGATATGTAGGGAAAGCCGTTGATCACGGCTTCTCCACACGCTTGGTCACAAAACACATTGTTGATCCAATCTATGGAAGTACCATAAATGATTTGAAAGGTAAAGTCCGGTTACACGCAGCATTTGTTTGTGTGCCAACTCCTTTTGGAGAAGACGGTAAGATTGATGCATCGATTGTAGAAGAAGTTGTCAGTGAATTGGCTTTCTTTGCTTGTCCAATCGTTATCAAGTCAACCACTACTCCTGACGTAGTTGAGCAACTTTATAATCGAAATGAAGCAGTTGTTTTTAATCCTGAGTTCTTGACTGAGAAAAATGCATTACATGATTTTATCAATCCACCAATGCATGTACTTGGTGGTAGTAGAAAATACACAGATAGAGTTTTAGATTTGTATGAGAATCATTCACAGTGTACTCCTTGTCCTGTTTATCATATGTCTGCTAAAGAAGCTGCATTTGTAAAATACGGTATCAACTCTTTCCTTGCTACAAAGGTTCTATGGATGAATCAATTCAAAGATATTGTTGACCAGCATAATGGAAAATACAATGTGATCGTAAATGCTATAGGTTCAGATCCACGTATTGGTCATAGTCACACACAAGTACCAGGGCCAGATGGTCGTAAAGGATATGGAGGTGCATGTTTTCCAAAAGATACCAGAGCTTTTTCTACATTTGCGAAAGGTGAGTTTACTGCCTTAGACGAAGTGATTCGAGCAAATAATACATATAGACAAGAATATGAACTTGATGAACGTGAAAAAGAACAGAAAGTAAACTATGACTAATTATGCGAGTATAGTACCACTCATAGGTGGTGAAACAATTGCTATGCAGAATGTATTCGGGTCTCGTCCTGAGTACATTCTGTCGTATGAAGGATTTGAAGCCAATGATAAACACTTGGTTGAATACTATAAGAATGAAGTCCCTTACCATGTTATCAAAGATGATCAGCTTCCTGATGTTAAGTCTGTTGATGTTATTAACACTGTTTGTCCATGTGCTGGCTTGTCTAGTCTTAATGTACATAGCTCTTCCGATGCTGCTGCTAATGATTGGATGCGTACTAGCGCAAGGTATGTACTCGGTACTCTCAAACCAAAAGTGTTTTGGGGAGAAAACGCACCAAGACTTGCTAGTAAAATGGGAGAACCTGTTGTCGAAGATCTACGAGAAATTGCAAGAGAAAACGGATATACTTTTTCTTTATATAAAACAAAAAGTATTCTCCACGGGCTTTCTCAAGTAAGAGAACGTGCATTTTATTTTTTCTGGAAAGGTGAAAAAGTGCCCGTTTTCGAATATATAAGACGGAAGCACGAAACGATAGAAAGCACAATACGTCTTGTTGAGTACAGTGCTTCTGATCCAATGAGTGTTCTTACTAATACTAATACACCATCACATGATCCTTACTATAAGTATGTCCTAGAAGAAATAGAAGGAGGCATAAGCCACTCTGAGTTTCAAGACAAAATTACGAAGAGCTGTGATGTCAAACATTACATTGAGGATAATGGTGTAAAGTATAATAGAGTTGCTGATTGGATGGACAAGAATGGATTTGAAAAACAATCTACTCGTTGTCGTACTATGTATGAAAAACTAAAGTCGGGTGGTAACATAATGCGCAGAGGCGTGAATGTACCGAAAGGATACATTGGTGCTTTTGTTGGTTCATACCCCACTTCATTAACACATCCAGATGAGGATCGTTTCTTGACCATCAGAGAATGTCTGTCAATAATGAAATTGCCGGAAGATTTTATTCTCCAAGGTGGAAACAAAAACATAAACCACATATGCCAAAATGTTCCGGTGACTACAGCACAGGACATGGCCGAGCACGTCTTAAAATTCTGTGACGGTAGGCTCGATAATCAATTGGTTGATACCGACTTTTTAGTACAAGATAATAAGACACGTAGTATTGACTACAAAAAAAGTAGTGTACAATTGGATGAGTTTATGGTATAATAGTATCATATTGTCAAAGGAGATATATTTTGAGCATTATGGATAAATTGAAGAAGAATAGTAAAGTCAAAGAAACTTCTGTTCTTTCTGAATCTAAATTTTTTAATCAAAAAGATTTTGTAACAACACACGTTCCAATGATGAATGTTGCATTGTCTGGTGATGTTGATGGAGGATTAATCCCGGGTCTTACTGTACTCGCTGGTCCATCCAAACATTTTAAGACTTCATTCGGTCTTATCATGGCAAGTGCATATCTTAAGAAATATCCTGACTCAGTATTATTATTTTATGATTCAGAGTTTGGTTCGCCACAGGCTTACTTCGAACAATTCGATATTGATACAAGTCGTGTATTACATACACCTATTACTAACGTTGAAGAGTTAAAGTTTGATTTGATTGCTCAACTCGAAAATCTAGATCGTGATGACAAGGTTGTTGTTATGATTGATTCAGTTGGTAACCTAGCATCAAAGAAAGAAATGGATGATGCTATCAATGAAAAGTCTGTTGCCGATATGTCACGTGCAAAAGCACTCAAAGGTTTGTTCCGTATGTCAACACCATACTTGAACATGAAAGATATACCTTTGATTGCTGTTAATCATACGTACATGGAGATTGGCCTATTCCCGAAAGCCGTGGTCTCTGGTGGTACAGGAATCTATTACTCTGCTGATAACATCTGGATACTAGGTCGTCAGCAGGACAAAGTCGGTACGGAAATAAAAGGCTACCACTTTGTTATCAATGTGGAGAAGTCAAGGTATGTCAAAGAAAAGTCTAAAATACCTATTAGCGTGTCTTGGGATGGCGGCGTTCAGTCTCATAGCGGCTTACTCGACGTCGCTCTTACTGGCAATTACGTTGCTAAGCCTAGTAACGGTTGGTACTGTCGTGTTGATCGAGATACTGGAGAACTCATGGACCCCAAGGTCAGAGAAAAAGACACATTGGATCCCGGATTCTGGCAACCAATCTTCGCCGAAACCGATTTCAAAAGTTACATTAAATCCAAATTTAGTATCGGTGGACCAACTGCTGGAGAGGAAGAACCCCAAGATGCAGCATAAAGAAAATGTAACTTATCAGTTAGTCCCCGGTTCTGATGGTGACCAACATTGGTTAGTACGTTTTATGGAAGGACCATATACTGAAACAGTAATTCAGTATGGTGCCATCTCAATTAATGAAGCCGGTGCCGGTGTTATGAACTTCAACTTCTTTGTTGAGTCATCACCGGATTCTGAACTTACTTCTGAAGATGTTGGTTTACAAGAATGGGCTGGAGATGTTTTACAAGAGATTCTTCGACAAGGTGTTGAAGAGGGTAGTGTACATATAAGCGATAAAGAAGAATGAAAATATTAATCTTTGGATTGTCTGGTAGTGGCAAAACAACGTTGGCTAAACCATTCGCAGAATTAATTAACGGTGTGCATATTAACGCAGATGATATACGTACAAAGCACAATGATTGGGACTTTAGTATAAAAGGTAGACACCGACAAAGTTTACGAATGGGACATATTGCCGATGGTGTTGTGATGGCTGGTAAAATAGCTGTACTTGATTTTATTTGTCCAACTGCAGTTACTCGAGATTGGGTTAATGCAGACTATACTATTTGGATGGATACAGTAAAAGAAAGTAAATATAAAGATACAGATGTTATATTCCAAAAACCAGATCTTAAAGAAGTTAACTACCACGTTAACGAGTGGTTCGATGATACACATACACAGTTAGTCGATATTATAAAAACTTACATGGAACGCAATAATGCAAGCAAATCTTGAACAGACTATACTTAGAAATTTATTGACTGATGAAAAGTATATGCGTAAAGTATTACCTTTTATCAGGCCAGATTATTTTCAAGGTGTCTATCGTATATTATTTAAGGAAGCCGGTAAGTTTGTTGGAAAGTATAATAAACTTCCTAGTGCCGAAACATTTAAGATTGAGTTGGATCAATCTGAGATGCTTGGTGGAGAACAATATAGCGTTGCAGTAGATATATTACCACAATTGTTTTCGAAAGAAAAGATTGATGATACATGGTTGATTGATACTACAGAAAAGTGGTGCCAAGATCGTGCGATCTATAATGCCGTTATGGAATCTATCTCAATCATCGATGGTAAACATGAATCGTTGACTAAAGGTGCTTTGCCAGATCTCTTATCAAAAGCACTCGGTGTAGCATTCGATACCAACGTAGGTCATGATTATATTGAGAATGCTGATGAACGTTTTGAGTTCTATCATAAAGAAGAAAATCGTATTCCATTCGATCTCGAATATTTCAACAAGATTACTAAAGGTGGTGTTCCAAACAAGAGTTTGAATATTTGCCTTGCGGGTACGGGCGTGGGTAAGTCACTATACATGTGTCACCTTGCTTCGGCCAACCTTGCTGCTGGTTCGAATGTCTTGTATATCACAATGGAAATGGCAGAAGAAAGAATAGCAGAACGTATTGATGCCAACTTATTGAACGTACCTATTGATCAACTCGAAAATCTATCAAAGGATATGTTCTCAACTAAAGTTGCTGATCTACAACGTAAGACAAACGGTAAGCTTATTGTAAAGGAATATCCTACTGGCTCTGCACATTCCGGACACTTCCGTGCTTTATTGAATGAATTGAAGCTTAAAAAGCAGTTTGTTCCCGACATAATATATATTGATTACTTAAACATTTGCGCATCATCTCGTATGAAAGCAATGGGAGGATCAATCAATTCCTACACATATATTAAAGCAATTGCAGAGGAACTCAGAGGATTGGCAGTCGAGTTTAACTTACCAATATTCTCAGCGACGCAAACGACTAGGTCAGGTTTTAGCAATTCGGATGTTGGTTTGGAAGATACATCTGAGTCTTTTGGTTTGCCAGCTACGGCGGATCTTATGTTCGCTCTCATTTCTACCGAAGAGCTTGAAAACCTGGGTCAAGTCATGGTTAAACAATTAAAGAATAGATACAACGATCCCACACAATATAAAAGGTTTGTTCTCGGGATTGATAGAGCTAAGATGAGACTCTATGATGTTGATGAATCAGAACAAACATTAACACCAGATCAAGATACTCCAGTGTTCGATAGGTCAGCTAGTGGAGAAAAAATTAGATCTGAAAAGTTCGAGGATTTTAAGTTATGATCTACAAAGGACCTGGAATAAGTACCTACTGGGGTGATGAAAAATATGCAAACCGTAGAGCCGAAGTCATGAAAAATGAACAAGGATTCTATGTTGACATGTATAAAGAAGACGAGCTCGTTGAGTCTAGGCCTCTGTATGAGCATAGTGAAAGATATGCCGAAGACTGTGCAGAAAATTTTGTCATGGGGATTATACCATAATGCAAGTAGTATGGCACTTATTATTAACGGTTTGTATGAATGGAACTTGTTCTGAACAGGAAATACAAAGATTTGATCCACCTAGTGCTCAAGTAAAGTGTGAAGTGATGCTACC